ATTTTGCCGTTCGACGATCTTTCGCAGATCCGACTGGCGGGCCTTCCATGTCATACCGTCAGTGACGAACAGCAGCTTGGTGTTGTGCGGCTTGGCAGCGATGATCGCGTCCAGATCGCCGATAATGTCGGTCATCTTGGATCCGGTCGCACCATAGGCCTTAACCTCGATGACGATCCATGGCCGCTCCCGACCGGGCACTGCCACGTCGCATTTCGCGGTCTTGTTGTTGACGCCGTTGAACGTGCAGCGGACGTCATAACCGCCCTCGCCAAAGACCTCCTTCACCATCGCTTCAGCAAAGTCTTCGAGGCCACGACCGCGCCGCTGCCCGGAGATCGCCGAACCGCGGCCCGACCGCAGGCGTTCGACAAGAATGTCGCTCCATACGGGTTCTTTGTTGATCGTCGTCGCCATCATCTCGGGAAGGCCGAGGTTGTTCAACACATCCAGATATCTGGCGCGATCCTTCTTGTATCGGGTTACGCCGATACCCCCGGTTCCGAGTTGGCTGCGCAGTTCCGATTCCATGGAATCCTTAGACAGCGCCAGGAACAGGCGCGCGCACAAAAGCCCTTCGTCGAACTCCTCATCGAGCAATGCCGCGACGTCGCTCGCGTCATAAGCCGGCTTCTTCTCAACCGCTGTCAGCCGCGCAATCGCACCGGCCGCCATCTCGTCCATCCATTCGACATCGAGCGGGCTGAGGGCTTTGAGGACCTCATCAAGCGTCTGGTATTTGATGAGCATCAGCGGCCAACAATCAGATATTCGGTAACCTTGGCGCGCTCGACCCCGGCATGCGTGCCGAAATGATAGCGGTGTGGCCGCTCGAACACGCGAATATCGCTCTTATAAGTCCGCATCAGGCGAACCAATTCGTCGAGATCGGGAAACCCGTTGGAACTGTACGAAAGCGCAATCGTGCTCTTGGCGAACCGGGCGAACATGCGATCAAACGCCTCTACCGCCGTGCGGCGATAGCTGAAGGGGGTGAACCGCTTGGCGATCTTGCGAACCTTGGTGGTGTGGTCGATCGGCAGGCCCTGCCAGTAGCAGGACAGCCCTTCGAGGAAATGGTAGCGCTTGATGTAGCAATTATCGTCGGAGCGCGGGACGTAGGGCGGGTCGAGATAGACCAGATCGACCTTGCGCTGCGGCAGATCGAACAAATCCGAGCGGAGCGCCTGGTTACGCCGGCCGTTATCGAACACGGCCGCGTTGTAGACCTCGATTTGCTCGAGGAAATGTTCCTCGAGCGATATGCGGAGGTCGCGCCGGCCATCGTCATATCGCGACAGATCGCCGGAGATCGTGAAGACGCCCCGTGGCTGCTTCTTGAGGCATGAACGAAACAGGGCCGCGAATGCCAGCGCCTGCTGGTGAGGATCGTCGATCTGGCGGACGTTGCCCGATACGCGATCCAGAAAACGCAAATCGTCTCGCGTGTAGAAGACGTTGCGGAACGTCTTCTCAATGAAGCTGTGGTTCGGCGAGACGGGGGCAAGGAGCTGGCGAATCGCTACGCCATCCAGGTGCCGGTTGTTGTTCTCAACCGTCGCGCGCGCGACCGTGCTCGAGAAATTCAGGAAGTCGGACGCGATGACGCGCCGGCCCATCGCCTTCATGAGATAAGCGACACAACCCGAGCCGGAAAAGGGATCGATGGCGCTTTCGAAATCGAGGGTGTTCAACGTTTCGAAAATCCAGGGCAACAGCCGGGTCTTCGACCCCATGTACCGGAGCTCGGGGTAGGCGAGCGCACGGGCCGGAATGGTTTGCAGCGCGGCCGTAGGTGAGCCGAGGGGCGGGACCTCACGCACCGGCGTCATGGCAATCTTTGCGGCGGTTCGACTCATGGCTGGCTCCCTTGATCCTTCTATGGCCGAAGACCGGAGCGCTGAAAAGCAATGAGAACATTCAGCGAATCTCGGCGCCTCCCGGCGATCGGGATCGCCGCCAGGGCCGATCAGGAAGCACCTTCGAGCTTCAGCCCCGTGACAAAGCCCCGATCCCCGACGGTGTGGCTTACCTCGGCAACGAGCCACTTCACCGCGTCGATCTCCGCCTTGAAGCCGACCACGCTCGCCGCCTGCTCCGGATAGATATCCGCGCGGCCGAGCGCGAGGGATAGTGAGAGGCTTACCGGCTGGCGCCCGGCGCGCTGCAGGGTGGTCTTCGCGGCGCGCCTGGCCGAGGATTCGGAGGCGTAGACATGGGACAGGGCCTTTGCGCCGCTGGCCTTGCCGAAGGTGAGGCTCTTGCGCTTCGCCTCGCCGCGATCGTGCCAGGAGGCGGTGACGCCTTCGGCCTCTTCGCGTTTCTCGACGCGGTAGCTGTGGCGATCCCCGTCGCGCCGGCGGAGCGTCAGCGCGGGCAGGGGGGCGCCGCCGGCCGTGGTGCCGGCGCCGATCGGCGCGAAGATCAGCGCGCCCTGCTTGATCGTGGCGACGGCATCATGCTCGCGGCCGAGGCGGCGCATCAGCGCCATGTCGCTTTCACGACTCTGCACGAGGGCAGGCAGCGCAATCGCGGCGAGGGCGGCGGCGCAGCGCGGTTGCAGTCCGTTGCGGCCGGCGATCTCGGCGATCACCGCGCCGATCGTGGTATCGTGCCAGCTATGCTCGCGCCGGGTGCGCAGATCGCTGGTGAAATCAGCGGAGCGGGCGCGGATCGTGACCTGATCAGGCGGGCCGGCATGTTCGACTTCGTCGACCGTGAAGCTGCCCTTGTCGATCAGGCCGAGCGTGACATCGGCGCCCTGTCGCCAGCCGATGTGAAGCTGCAGGACAGCGCCCGTCCCGGGCAGCGCCAGGCGGCCATCGGTATCATCCAGGGTGATATCGAGCTGATCAGCCTCGTCGCCGCGCTTTTCGGACAGGGTGAGGCCGATCAGCCGGGGGCGAAGCTTGCCGGTGAGATCCTGGCCGTCGAGCGTGACGCGGAAATCCGGGATGTTGGCGCCCGTCATGCGGGCTCATCGACGCGGAGAAGATCGAGGGTGAAATCGATCTGACGCGGCGTGCCGTTGACGAGGAAGACTTTCTGCCCCTCGTCCACGCCCTCGATCACGAAGGCGCCGTAGACGCGGCCGGCGCCATCGACGAGCGGCCAGACATCGCCGCTGTCGCCCATGGCGCGGAGGCTGTCGAGCGAGGCGGCGCCGTCCGACAGTTCAGCAAAGGCGGTGCCCGATAGCGAAATGCTGTCATCACCGGGGCCGACGAACTGAGTGGCATCGCGCGCGCCGACGCGGGGCGAGCGGGCGTGGCGGAAATCCGTGCGGCGCTTCAGCTCGTCATAGGCGAGGGTGGGGAGGGCGAAGACGAACATGCCCAGCGACATCATCATGCGCGGTCGCTCCAGTCAGGCGCATCAGCGAAGCTGGCGCGCCGGGATGCCGCCTTGCGGCGATCGATCTCAGCGAGCTTGCGCTCAAGCAGGGCCATGAGCTTCGCCTCGTCCATGCCCGGCCCGGCGTGGAGATGGATCTCGTAGCGGTCGCCCGTGGCCGCGCCGGCCGGGCCGCGCGGATAGGGCGCGCCCTGGGCCGATGCCGGTGCGGCGACGGCGGGAAGGGAGGCGCCCACGATCATGGCGGCGGTGAGGCGCTTCGACAGGGCGTCGAGGTGCTTCACCGGGCCTTGTTGGCCGGCGGCGATGCCGTTGGCCAGGCCAGCCATGATGTGCCCGCCGAATCCCATGAAGACACGCGAGGGGGAGTGGATGCCGAGCTTGGCCCTGAACCAGTCAGCGGCCGAACTGGCGGCGTTCACGATAGTCGACCTGAGTGCGCCGAGCATCGACAGAATCCCGTTGATCAGGCCTTGGATCATGTTGCGGCCGACCTCGGCCAGGCGCGCGGCGATATCGCCGCCCAGCCAGGCGAAGAGCAGGCCGAAGGGGCCAAGCAACAGCGCCATGGGGCTGAAGGAGGAAAGGACCGAGCCGATCGAGCCAATGGCGGATTTGAAGATGCGCTTCGCGCCCTCCCACAGCCCGGCGAACCAGGCGCCGATCGCGCCCCAATTCGCGTAGAGCGCATAAGCGGCGGCACCGAGCGCGAGGATGCCAAGCACGACCGCGGCGACAATGCCAATGAGCGGCAGCATGCCGATTTCGAAGAAGGTCGCGACCGTCGCCAGCGCGGCGAGCGGCGCGATCAGGCCGGATATGACGATGCTGGCGCCGCCCAGGACGATCAGTAGCGCGGCCAGGCCAGCGCCGAGCAGCACGACGCCGCGGGTAAGCCGGGGATGCGCCTGTGCGGCGCGGCCGATCCAGCTCGCCCAGCCAATCGCCTTTTGCGTGATGGCGTTGACGGTGGGCAGCAACAGCGTGCCCAGGGTGATGCCGAGCACCTTCGCGCCGATCTCGAGCTGTTTCGTCTGCTCGGCCGAATCCTTCATGCGTTCAGCGAAATCGCGATCAGTGGTGCCCGATGCGGCAGCCGCCTCAGCGCGGATACGGCGATATTCATCGAGATTCTGGATCAGCGGGCGGAGGCCCTGCTGGACCTGGGCATCCTCGAACAGGAAGCCGATCTTGCTCAGATCGCCCTTCAGCGTCTTGTCCGTCAGCTCAGCGATGGCCTCAAGCGGCGTCTTGCCCTCGGCATAGGCCTTTTTCAGGGCAGCGGGCAGATTGACGCCGAACTTGTCAAAGGCGCGGATCGTCGCCGGCGAGGCGATCTTCTGCAGGACGTTCGACACATTGTTGGCGGCCGAGGCCGAATCGCCGGCGCCCTTGCGCGCGATCTGGAGCGCGGCGGCGAGATCAGCGACGGCCGAGGTGCCCTTTTGCCCGAGCGCCTGATAGCCGGCGGTCAGCTCCGGGAAATATTGCGCCATGTCCTTCATTTCGAACGCGCCGCGTTTGCCCGCCTGGGCCATGATATCAATGACGCGGCCAGTCTGCTCGACGGGCACCTTGAGATTGTCATTGGCGGCGAAGGCGGCCTTGGACAGATCAGCAATCTCCGCCTTGTAGGCAGTGGCGGCCCGGCCGATCGGACGGATCATCGCCACGGCCTGCTGCGGATCTAGGCCGAAGCCGGCGAGCGCATCCACACCGGACTGCAGGGCCTCGGGAAGCTGGTTGGCCGCTTTCGCGGCGCTGAGAAGGCCGACGCCCATGCGCTCGCCCGCCTGGCGCGACAGATCGGCCTTTTGCGCAATATCCGTCATGGCGGACTGGTAGACCTGGGCATCCCTGATGCCGCCCAGAAAGGGGCGGGCAGCCGTCACGCCAGTGGCGACCGACGCGGCGCCGCCGGCGGCGAGGCCGGTGGCGGTGCCCTGCATCCGCGAGAATGTCTCGCGCGCGGCGCCGAGGCGGCGGCTGCGATCAGTCACCTGCCGCAGGCGGCGCTCCTGCTCGGCCAGTTCCTGATTGGCGCGCGCGGCTTCGTCGCGGAGGCGGCGCTCGTGCCCGGCAAGGCCGGTGGTGGAGATGCCGGCGGCGGCCATGCGATCACGCATCTTCTGCAGCTCGGCCGACTGGCGCTCGAATTCCGTCTGCAGGGTCGCGGCCTCGCGCCTGGCGCGGGCGAAATCGGCGGTGAGCTTCTTGCCCGGCGCGTCCGTCGCCGCCATCTGGCGGGCGAGCAGGGCGACCCGCTCCTGCGCGGCCTGGAGTTCAGCGCCGGTGGAGCGCAGGCCCGTCTTCAGCTCGCGGAAGCCGGCGAGCGTCGCCTGGGCGCGCTCGATCTCCTTCAGCCGGTCGCGGGTGGCCTTCAGCGCCTGGGCGGCGCGCGCCGAGCCGCCGGCGATATCGCGCAACGGCCGGCTGACGCGGTCACCCGCCTCAAGCAACATGCGGATGCGAAGATTGCGGTCCATAGCCGGCGGCTCAGCGATCGGGTTGGTGGCGGGCGGCGGCGCGGGCGCGCCACCCCATGAGTTCAGCGATGCTCATCGAGTCCATGACCGCAGGCGACCAGTGAAACACGGTCGCCAGATCAGCCATGACATCGTCTATGCTTGCGGGGAGACCGCTTCCTTCGCTGCCTTCGGCAGCAAAAAATCCATCACCTCGCCGCCGAGCTGCATCAGATCGGCGGGATCGAGCACCGCGCCCTTCTGGATGACAGGCATGGTGATGCGGGGCGCGAGGGTTTCGAGCGAGACGACGTCAAGCTGGACCAGATCCGTCAGCGACAGGCCGCGCAGTTCGCCCGAGCCGGGCTTGCGGACAGCGATCTTCGTGCCGGCCGGGTGGAGCACCCGGCCAGCGAGCATGATCGGGAAATCGAGGGTGAATTCGCGGAAGACGGGCGCGTCGGCGGGGAGAGTGTCAGTCATGATGGTCCTTGTCGGGCAGGGAGAAAGGGGGCTCAGAAGAGGCCGAGCGAGGCGCGGATCTCGGCGAGGCGATCGACGCCGCCGACGATGAAGATCATGCCGAGCTGGTCGATCTCGATCTCAGTCGCGCCGTTCCAGGTGAGCTTGTAATAAGCGATGGCGGTCTTGACCTTGAACTCGCCGCCCTCGCCGGGCTTGGCCTCGCCCATGTCGATCTCCTCATGGCGGCCGCGCAGTACGATCTCGATCGTGTCGACATCGCCGGTATCGTCATTCTGGAACGTGCCGACGAAGCGGAGCTGGACCCCGCCGACGCTGGTAGCGCCATATTGGCGCAGCACATCGCGCATCGGGCCGCCGCAGGACCATTCGGCCTCAAGCGGCTCGCCGCCCATATCGATCTTGACCGGGCCATCCATGCCGCCGCCGCGATAATCCTCAAATTTGCGGGTCAGCTTGGGCATGGTGAAGGAGACGATTTCGCCGAGATAGACGAGGCCGGCGTTGAACAGCATCAGGTTCTTGAGCTTGCGGGGGAGGCCCATGGTGTTTCTCCGGGATCAGGAAAGAGGGATCAGGCGCCGGCGACCAGCGCGGCGAAATCAGCGAGATAATCGTCAGTGATTTCCTGCTGCAGGCCGAGATGCTCGAGCGACGGCGTGGGCGTGTAGCGATAGCTGATCGAGAGAATGCCGGATTTCAGGGCATCGACCGGGTTCTTGTCCGGATCGTACCAGGCCGTGAAGCCGAGCAGCTGGCCGGCGCGGACGAGCTTGCGGCCAGCCTCGTTGATCTCCTCGACAATGTCCCGCGCGAGGCTGGGGGTAAGCGGCTTGTCGATCGCCCAGACCATGCCGGCGGCCATGGTGTCGGCGAGGATCTGCGCGGCGCGGGTGGCGCTTTCGAAAGTGAAATCGCTGTCGGCCGGCGCGCAGGTGCGGTTGCCCCAGAAGCGGAGCGCGCCGTTGATCGGCACGATGGTGGTGATGCCGGCGGCGTTGAGCTGGTTGGCATCGCTGTCCGCATCCTGGATATCGAAGCCGATATCAGCGGTGATGCCGACCACGCCATCAACGGGGACGTTGGACAGCGTCTTGTGCCAGCCACTCTGCTGATCGATGCGGGCGCGCAGGCCGAGCGCGCGGGCGACGGCGAAGCTGGGGCCAGTCGCGCCCAGGACGCCGACCGGCTCGAGGAAATCGGGATAGAGGAGCATCAGCTCGCGCGCAGTGAAATGGGCGCGATAGGCAATCACCTCCGCGATCGTGTCGCCATGGGCATAGGCATAGCCCATGGCGCGCAGCTTCGCGGCGACGATGGCGAGCTGCGCGGCGACGGCCTGGCTATCGAGCCCTGGCGCGCCGATGATGCGCGGGCGATAGCCAGTCTGTCCCTCGGCCGCGAGCAGGGCCTGCATGCCGGTCTTGCGGCCATTGATGGTCGTGCCGATCACGTTGAGCGCCGTGGCTTCCTCAGCCGTGACGCCTTCCGCGGCGACGCCGGGCGCGACGCGCACGACGATGACGGGCGCGCGGACGATATCGGCGATGGCGCGGAGGGCGCCGCCGAGCGTGCCCGTCTCGCCCGCCTTTGCGATGGCGGTGGGGAGGCTGGTGACCAGGACCGGCTTGTCGAGCGGGAAGGCGGCGACGTCGGCGGCCGGTGCGGTCGCAACCAGGCCGATGATCGCGGTGGCGATCGGCCGGATCGACCGGTCCTGCCCAGTGACCTCCGTTACCTTGATGCCGTGGTGGAAGGCGTCTGCCATGGGAATCCTTTCAGGCGGTGAGCGCGCCAAGCGCGCGGACGGGGATGGAGAAGGTGACGCCGGCATTGGGGAGCGCGGTATCGGTGCGCCGGCCAGTGATGGTGAGGATGGCGCTGCCGGTTTCAGCGCCGCGGCTGAGCGCGAAGGCCGCGGCACGAAGACGCATTTCCTGGCGCTGGAGCGCGAGCGCCGAGGCAGCGAACAGGCGCAGGCGAGTGAGATCGTTCAGCGGCTGATCGAGCAGCTCGGGCACGAGCGAGCCATAATCACGGCGCGCCAGGCGTGACCCGAGCGGCGTGCCGAGGATATCAGCGACGGACTGGCGGAGATGATCGGCGCCGGAGAGGGGCTTGCCGGTGGCGGCGTCCATGCCGTTCATGGCTGCACCGGCGTTCCGGAGCGTCCGCCGCCCGGCTGGGTCTTGTCATGCTGATGTGCTGACAGGCCGATACCCTGGCCAGTGACTTCGCCATCAGCGTCAATCGTGCCGGTAACCGCCAGCTTGCCCTCGATCGTGACATCGGCGTGGAGCGTGATGCCGCCCGGCGCAGCTATCGTGACCGTGGCGCCATCGGGCAGCAAGGCGGTGAGGGCGTGGGCGTTCGCATCATAGGCAATGCGAGCGCCATCGGCGAATTCGACCAGATCGAGATCAGCGGCCGAGGGCGCGGGGTTGGCGTTGGAGAAGAGGCCGGGGAGAACGACACCGGCAAGCGTGTCTCCCTCCGGGCAGAGCAGGAGGCATTGCTCGCCGATGGCGGGCGGGGACCAGATCCGGGTAGGGCCGGCGCGGGGCGCGAGCCAGGGCACGTCTCCGCTGATCAGATCGCCGATCCGGACGCGGCAGGTGGCGCCGGCGCGGTCGACCGAGTCGATGGTGCCGAGGCGTATGATGTCGCCGATCAGGCGCTGGGTGTCGGCAGGATCGCTCATGCGGGAAGCATGGCGGGGAGCGGCTGGGGATGCGCGGGGGCGGTCTTGTGGGGGCGGTTTTTACAGGAGGAAGGGCGACTTGCGCTGCGGGGCGACTTCGGGCCGTCCGGCAATATGCGTCGCCAGAACATACCGAATAACAATTGGCAGAAGGACTGGCTTGCCTTGCGTATGTAACCGGGATGTCGCCTTTGCTCCTGAATCTCTATACCTTGAATCAGATAAGGCTTCACTCATCATGTGATCTTGGTAATTGTTCGATTAGAGCCTTGGCGTGCGGCTGTTGGGTTGCACTGGCGCGCTGCTCTTCGAGCAGCATCCTCCCTTGAGAGGTTGCTGCCGCAGTGGCGATAGTCTTGGCATCGGATAGAAGGGCAATCTTGCATTGTGTGGCGACACCCGGCGTCTCAGAATCAAGGCACCGTTGTATTGACGAGATAAGATCAGCGCTACGGCCAGACTGCGCGTAGATATTTATGCGCGATGGAAGAAGCGCATCGTTGGCGATTCTTTGATCTGCGACCTTTAGTAAGTCGAGCGCTGCTTCAAATCTTCCGTCGCGGATCAGCAAAGCGATATGATCGCGGTAGCCGTCAATGCTCTGGCTAAAGAAAATATCGGGCGAGGTAGAGCCCTCCCTGGTCGCCGTAGCGCGGTCCGCGAGATCGTAGAGGCGTTGAGCCGATGCATCATCGCCAAGCAATACTTTAATTCTGGCCGCGAGATTCAAAATTAAGGGTGTATCTCTAAACCGCGTAGAAAAGGCATGATGTAATATATCGTCCGCGGAGCGGGCTGATTTGCGCTCGTCCGCTGCATCAATGAAGGCATGACTTAATTCTCTAATCGCTCCCTCGCGGGCATCTATAGCTATGACAGCTTCTTTGAACTCAGGTGTGATGCGTACATCTGATAGCCACATTACCCGTTCATTCTTAGGCAATGGCGTATCATATGCGTTCTTGAAATAGGTATTAATTCCAGCCCTGCGCTTTACGGTCGGCCTATGCGACATTTTAAGGCGGTCTTCTAGGTACTTGGAAAAAAGAGTCGTGATATCGGCGCTGTATTCTGCAATGAATGACTTAATATTATTTTCATTATTAGGATTATTTGCTGGGTAGCTCTCAGATATTATCTTTTTTCTCGCCAGAAGTTCAGAGTTCAGTGCGGCAAGTGAGCTCGTCGCAGAAAGGTCATCTATATCTATATTGTCAAACGCACTATTCGCTCCCATTGGGCTGAAGCCTGCTGCCAGGATAAGATCGAGAGCTAATACGTCGGCCTGATCCTCCTGGTTGCGTGAGAAAGATGCAACATTTAGCTCGATGAATGTACGAAGCTGGTCGACACGAATCGGCAGGCTCGAGCTTCTCGAAGATTCGTCCGCCATAAGGGTTGGGTGTATCGCGTTCCAAAATGACGGAGACAGAGATGGTCTACTGGCTTGCCGCCGGACATGGCCGAGTGCGATATGACTGAATTCATGCGCGATCACCCAGGCGACTTCGTCGTCCGATTTTGCTCGCTGCAATAGACCGAAGGGCACGACTATTGTTCGGTCAGGTGTAGACGCGGCACTGTAGTCTGCCGTGCCGACAATCGTGATTCGGATCGGGCCAGGATCGTGATAGGGCCATTTTCCTCGCAATGTCGTGAGCATGGCCTCGAGTGAGCGCTGTGTTTGCGGCATCCATAGTCCCATGCCCGCGAAATTACTGGCGCCTGACGCTTCCGAAAGCGCTAGATTACCTGTCCCGGCGATAGCGGCGTGCTTTGCAGCAAGTAGTTCAGGCCGAACGCTGGTCGCGATAAAGCGACCGCGCTTGCCGGAAATCGAGAAGGGACACATACCAGGAAGGCAGAAGTTCGAATGCTGGTCGGGCGCTATCGGAGGATTATTAATGGCAACAGAAGTATCGTTGTTGCCGGGAGGGCTCGTGTCCGGCCCTCGCTTGCGATTCTCGACGGCTAATATTCCGCGGTCAGCGCGCTTTAGAGGAGCCGGTAGCTCGGGCGTCATCGGTGCACGCATAACTGGCGAGCGCATTTTCGTGATAGATTCGATCCCGGATGCCATAGTGATCGGAGTTCGATCAGTCGCCGGAACTAGTCTTTTAAATGGTATTTTTTTGATCGGCGAACTCTGTGCCGGCGCTTTCTCGGTAGGAATTGCAGTGGGCAGCGGTTCAATCACGGCTGGATTGACCTGAACGAGCGTCTGTGGGGTTAATCTCCAGATCCCGATCGACACGAGTATGCCAGAAATTGCAATTGATGTGCCGATCCAGAAGCGCCTCGTCTCTACACGTTTGACGGGTGTAGCGACCGCGCTGCTTGCGCGACGTCGACGTGACCTCGTTTGAGCCATAGCTTCCCCCGCTTCGAACACGGTCTAGGTTTTGATTTCTGCAGCGGCAAGCGGGATGCGGAAAATGGACGTGACAGGCGTATCGGCAACGATCCTGGAGCACGGTGACAGGCACCTCGGGTTGCCCGGCTCGACTCATACGGGACATGAGTGACGCGTAAACTGGCTGGCGGAATATGCGCCTTAGTGCGGCGCACCTTTCGGAGTGGCGGGTGTATGATCGCCCGGTCCGAGGTAGGAGGTCGCTAAAATTCTTTCGGGCGGCAACCAATTGCGTGCGATCGGGAAGACGTGACGCACAACATACCTTTTGCCGCTAGAACGTCTCAGGCGGAGGCGGTGTAAGCTGGTCGACCGGTTGCACGAGCATGCCATCCTCGATCACGAACACATGCGCCTCGCCCGGCGCGATCGAGGTTTCGACAACCGGGTTGCCCGAGGCTGGATCAACCATCTGGAGGATGACCGGCTCGTCGCCATTGGCCGTGATCGTGATCGTCTTCATGTGCTACTCCTGAGGTTTGCCGGCGCCATCACTGCGACGGCCGATAGCCGATGCGCCGCTGGGCGAGCAGGCAGCCGGGGACAGGCGCATAGCCGCCCAGCTCGGGCGGCGTCGCGAACGCGAGCCGGTCTTCGGCCACATCGATCTCACAGCTAAGGGTGAGCGTGTCGCCGGGGGCGAGCCCGAACCCCTGCGCCCAATAGCCCGCCTCATAATCCATATTGGTATAGGCCGCAGCGGTGCCTGCCGAGTTGAGCGTGACGTCGACCAGGCCGGCGCCGGTGAACGTGCCGTTGAGCACGGCGACCTGTTGCGAGGCGCCGATATCGGGGCCGCCCTCGTTCGGGGTGACCGCATATCTGGGGAGGATGAACGACGCATCAGCGAGGATCCGCATCTGGATCGGGAACCCCCAGGAGATGGTGACGCCGGGGAGCGTGCGGCCGGTGCCGGTGGTCGGGGTCGCGATGTCGCGGTAGACCAGCTTGTTCTGGCGCTGGAGCCAGGGACAGGGCTTGTCGAGCGTGATGACCGTGCCGGCGATCGCCGCGATGGTGCGCACGCCGAACCCGGGCTGGCCGGGAACCGGGTGGCTCACGCGCAGCACCTGGCCGACCACCATGCCATCGGCGCTGGCGACGTTCAGCTTCGTGCCGTCCGCCGAGATGTAAGCGGCGACCGGGTCGCGGAACGGATAGGGGCGGTAGAAGCCGAACGCGCAGGCCTTGCCGCCCGCCATCGATCCGGTCGGCACCGGCGAGACGCGCAGACTGTTATTGTCGATCACCTGGCGGACAGTGCCGTAATAGTCAGTGGCGCCGGCGTTCGCGCCGGCGATCCGGATGCCGCGCGTCACATTGGCGGTGCCATAGTTGAACCCGGTGGTGACCGTCGCGGTGCCGTCCCCATTGTCGACAAAGCCGGTCGCGTTGAACGCGGCGCGCACGACATAGACCAGATCGGCCTGCTGGACCGTCTTGCGCCAGATCTGGGTGCGCATGCCCGTCGCCACGCCCGGCTCGATGCCGGGGAACGCCGCGCGGATCGTCTCGGGCGTGGTGCGCAGGCATTCGATGATCGCCCCGAAATTACCGCCGGCGTCCGGCCCCCGGGCGGTGATCGTACCGGTCGGGTAGAGCTCGGTGCCGGTGTTGCCGGCGCCGAGCGAGTTGAACACGCCGAGATAGCTGTGCCGGTCCATGGTGATATGGAGCTGGCGATACTGGCTGTTGGTCTCCGCCTGGATATTGCCCCAGATGGTGCTGCGCTCGAGGATCAGCGAGACGAACTGCGCGGGCGCAAGGTTGGCGAGCGGCCCGAGCGGGAGCTGCAGCGTCGTGCCGAGCGAGATCACCAGCGAGTTGATGAAGCGCGCGGTGCCGGCATTGGGCGTCGGCCAGGTGGTCGCGAGCGTCGGCGCGCCATTGCCGATCGAGTTGGCGCCCGAGCCGCGCAGCAGGAACCTGCAATCCTCATAAGTCGATTCCGGGAACCCGTTCGACCCGATACTGTCGATCGAGCGCGCGACGACGCCGCGCAGCCAATAGCCCTGCGAGGTGGTGCCGCCCACCGCGACCGCCCGGCCGTCATCGGCAAAGGCGGTGTCGACATAGCTGATACGGTTCTGCCCGTCGCTGCCGTCACCATTGCCGTGGCAGTAGAACATATAGCCGAAGCGCTTCGCCCGGCTGCGCACCCAGCCATAACCGCGGCCCTTGTTGACGCCGCCGACCGAGCGGAAATCATGGAACGCGCCGGCCCCGCTCTTATAGGCGTCCCGCATATAGTGGCCGATATAGTCGCAGTCATAGCCGCCCATGCCGCCACAGACCGGGCCGTGCGCGCCGGCCAGCCAGAAGGAACAATTATAGAAATTGCCGGAGAAGACATCTTTGCCGCTGGGCGCGCGCGGCAAGACGGACAGGTCCTGAAAGCCGCCGATCATGTCCTTGCCGCCATTGCGGGCGAAGATCACGTCATGCACGTCCATGCCCCGGCCGAGGGTGGCGAGGCCGACCTGTTCGTTGATGCGCAGGGTGCGCCCGTTGGTGTTGGGGTCGCTGCCGTCCGCCAGATGGACATGGACGGTGAACGCCGTGGCCGGGGTGCCGTCATTGGGCTCATAGCCGCCGGCCGTCTTGAACACGGTGAAGCTGTTGGGGAAGGTGTTGACGATCTCGAGCAGCGCCGCCTGTGACGCGACCGCGATCGTGGTGGTCTGCGGCCGATCGATATCGAAGGTCGCCGGATCGGGCGAGGGATCGCCGTTCAGGACGCGCTTGAGCCAGCCGTTGAGGATGCGCGTCTGCGGGTCGCTGGCGCCCATGGAGACGATCGCGGGGGGCTCGTCCCACAAGCCGATATGCCAGCGATTGGCGTCGCCCGGGCCGGCGCCCTGCGTTGCCTGGAACAGCACGATCTCCTGGGACCAGATGTTCGGATAGGTGGGGTGCTGGGTCCAGACGCCGCCGAACTTCGCCGTCGCGCCGTCAATGACCGGGCGGATGCCCTGGCCATAGGCGATGATCTTCGACCAGGCATTGGCGCTGAAGTTGGGATATTCGCCGTACCAGTGCGACCCGCGCGCCAGCGCGAAGGTGACGCCCGACTGCGTGCCGGCAAGCGCCTGCAGCGCGGCGATCGACTTTTTGGGGGTGTCGGGGGTCAGGCCGTCATTGAGATCGGACCCGTAATCGCTGTCGCAATAGTAAGTGGGCGACACGTCCATGTAGCGGTGGAAGATCCACCCGCCGGGGCTGACCGCTGTATCCTTGTAATAGCGGGTCGCGCGATTGAAGTGGGTGCTGTCGGGATAGACATCGGCGGTCGACTGGTTGGCGGCAGCGCCGAACGCGGCGACCAGCGCGGCATAGCTGGTATAGGTCTTGTTCGGGCCGAGCCCGTTGATCAGGGCCAGCGCGGTGTTCATCGCCGCGACTGAATTGACCTCGCTCAGCCCGGCGGCATTTTTGGAGGCGAGCGCCGCCGTGGCCGAGGTTGCCGCCGCCAGCGCCTGGCCGACACTGGCGTTGAACTGCGCGAGCGCCTTCGCCGCCCAATGCCTGGCCGAGAATTTGCCGGGCTCGACCGCGACATTTTCCGCCGCATCGGCCCAGGCTTGCGCCTTGTCGCGCGCGGCCGTGGCGGCGCCGGCGCCCATGATGGTGTCGACGATGCGGATCAGCTTGGTGCGTTTGGCGCGGCCGCCGCTGTGGATGACGACATCCTCGTCACCGGTCGGCGCGAGGACTTCGGGGAGGAGCGGGATCTTCATGGGTCAGGTCCTGGGCGGCCAGTGCGGTTCGGCGCCGGCGTCGAAGGCAGTGAGGGACGCGGCCGACCAGCTCGCGATGCGCGCCTCGAGCGCGTTGCTTGCGGCGCGGACGGCGTCGATCGCGGCGCGGCGCGTACAGGCGGCATCGAACTCGGTCGAATGCAGCGCAATGGCGGCATTGTCGTTGGCCTGGCGCTCGAGGCTGGCGATGGCGAGGATGCGCCGGCGCGCTTCGGCTTTGATCGCGGCCGTGGCGCGGGTGAGCAGCTGCGCCTTGGTCGGCGCACGTTCGATGGCGAGTTCCGGGCGACCCTTGGCGCCGGCGATGATGCGGCGCCCGGCCGCCTGGGCGTCGAGCAGCTCGCGGTGACGGGCTTCGCTGATCACGACGGCATCGGCCGGGAGGGCGTCGCCGTGGATGGCGGCATGATAGAAGCCGCCGGTGGCGGCGCTGTAGCGGATCGGGGAGGTGCTCATTTGCCGAACCCGATCAGATCGAAGCCGTCGAGCCGCATGGCCTGGCCATCGTCCGACTGGAGCATGATGTTGCAGCCGTTGACCCAGGCCTCGCCCTGGCGCTGCGGCCAGAGATCGCGCGTGTTCGAGAAGATGTCGTTATGGCCCATCGCGACGACCGGCAGGACGATGCTCTGGAATGAGATCGGCCATGCCACCGGCACGACCTGTTCGACGGTGAAGAGCCGCCGGACCTGCACCCACTGGATCATGAAGCCGCCCGGAAAGGCATAATAGCCGTTGGGCGTGAGGCTCTGCGGCAGGCTGGCCAGCCCGAACGGGGTGACCGCCTTGTCGTTGATCAGGCCGGCGAAGATCTCGGCCGCGCTGGCGATGGCGACCTCGAGCGTGCGATCGGCCGTGAGATCGCCGCCGCCCGTGACCAGCCCGGCGCCGGTGATGGCGCGCAGCGGCGATACCTTGCCGGCGAGCTGGGCGAGGATGTTGGCGATGGCGAAGGGGGTGAGCGCCTTGTCCCCGGCAATGCCGGCTTCCGCTTCGGCGCGGCTGGCGGCAGGCACGGTGATGACGCGGTCGGCCGCGAGCGAGCCGCCGCCGATGGCGAGGCCCCCGGTCGCGATCTGGCGCGTGGCGGGCGCGGCGCCGACATCGGCGGCGGTGAGCACGACCGTCCCCACCTTGCCGTTGACGCTGGAGACCGGCGCGGGCGTCGAGATCTCCAGCCCGTTGGCGAGGATATTGGGCGGTGCCGCCTGCAGGACATAGACCAGGCCATTATCGGCGCGCACGGCGAAGTCGCCGACGGTCGCGCCGGCGAGCGCGAGCATCGCGGCCTGATCGGCGACCGCGAATACGTCGATCAGGTCGATCGGCGGACGCTGCGACAGCAGCAGCTTGCCATCCGGCCCGAGCGTCGCGACGCCGCCGGCGATGCCGAGCTGATCGGCCGCGACATAATTGGCAAGCACCGCCGCCATGGTCGCCGGCGTGATGATCTTGTCGGTGACGGCGCCGCCCAGCGCCTCGACCAGCGTGGCGAGATAGGCGACGCCCTTGACGCTTTCCGTCGCGGGCGGGTTGAGGAAGGTGGCGTCGCCGAACTGGACGAGCGCCGCCTCGCCGGGAAGGAAGCGCAGATCAGCGGCGAGCAGGAAGGTGCTGACCTCGGCCTTGCCGAGGATCTCGTCCGCCTGGCCATAGACCGCGAACAGCGTGCCGTCCGCGAGATAGAGGCCGATGGCGCGGACATTGTACACGTCAGCGCTCGAATCGCGCATCAGCAGATGGACGGTCGTGGCATCGGCCGCGATGCCCGAGATGGTATCGAGCCGCTTGAACTCGCCCGGCAGCGCGGTGAGGGTCGGCGCCACGATGATCGCCGAGGCGGTGAGCCCGACTTCCGTGATGCGGACGGCCGAGGTGCCGCCGGCGCCGGCATCGACCAGCGCGGCGCGGCCGGCATCGGTGAGGATCATGCCAAGCGCGCTCAATCCGGGCCTCCGTCAATGAACCCGTCATCGTTGCCGGTGAGCGGCTCGCCATGCTCGTCCTGCAGCAGATCGCCCCAGGGTGTGGCGGCATCGGCATCGCCGGCCGGGAGATCGAGCCGGCGATAGGCGGCTGCCTGCGCCGCCATGAAGGGGCGGGCGATGCCGGCCAGCTCCAGCTGTTGCACGAGCACGAGATGCTCGCGCACCGGCTTCACCTTCGACACTTCGGCCACGATCTTGCGGGCGAAGTCAGCCGAGACGCGCGCGCCGCCCGCCACGCCGCCGGCATCGATCAGCGGCAGGCGGATTTCGAAGACATGGGGATCGAGGCGGGGCGAGGCCTGGAACCACTCGACGAGCTGGGCGAGATCGTCGAGCGACGAGAGGATCTGCTCGACTGACCAGCGGGTGCCCTTGTGGCGCTGCAGCTCGATCGCGCCGGCGACCGCCGCGCGCTTCTGCGGTTCAGTCCAGTCCGTATCCCAGCGGTCGACTGAAAAGGACCAGGCGAGCCAGGGCAGGAGCGCGATCGGGCAGGTGTAGGGATCCCACAGCGTCGAGACATCGAGCGGGATCGCATCGATCCGCGCGGTTGCGCCCGCCAGGGCGCGCTCGAGCGGCGCGGCGTTCGGAGGGAGGAGATCAGTCGCCAAGGCCGGCGACCCGGATGTTCACGCCGACGCAGTGCGCCGACTGAGTGCGATCGACGACGACATCCTCGGGCGGGCTGATCAGACGGACATTCTGGATGCCTTCCACCCCGATCGCCCGGTTGATCAGGAAGCGGGTGGCGTCTCCGCCGAGCAGGCCGCTGGTCCTGAGCCAGGCCGCGACCCGATCATCGGAGGCGGCGCGCACCAGCGCCTCATCCGGGCCGGAATAGAGGGTGAGTTCCGCCTCGATCGTATAGGGGACGATCTCCGCCGAGCGCACGATCACGTCGTCGCCGAGCGGGCGCAGCTTGTTGCCGCTGATCACGCCCAGCCGTTCGCGCACCGCCTCGAGCTGATCCTCGCTCGCCGTGCCGTCACCGACGCCGGAGAGGATGGTGATCAGCACCTGGCCGGGCACGGGGCTGGTGGCGCTGGCGTCGCGGATGGTCGCGTCGGCCGAGAGGGTGTGGAAGACATAAGCGGGCTCGGGGCCGGCGACGGTGAAGCTTTCCGGCGCGAGCTGGGTGCGGGCGCGCAGCGCGTCGTCGGTCTCGTAGACCGGATCGATGCCGCCCGCCGGATCGCCCGGATCGAGCGTCAGGCGTTCGACGCCGAACAGCGCGGCGAGCTGTTCGAGATTACTGCCCTCCGCATAGGCCAGCATGAGCTGCAGCGCGCGATCGTTGAACTGCTGGCGCATCAGCAGCTCGCGATAGGCGGCGACCTGCAGGACCTTCACCGCCGGATCGGAATCCATGGTCGCATCGAACGAGGGCAGCAGTTCCTGCAGCTTCGCGACCATGCCGGCGAGGATGGCCTCATAGGACAGCTGCTCGACCACGGTCGGTGCCGGGAGGCGCGACAGGTCGATGCTTGTCGTGGGGTTGGAGAGACCGGCCATGACGGCATGTCGCCGGGCCGCACGCCGGATGGCTATCAGGCGGTCTTGTAGAATGCGTTTCTACAAGAGGCCCGCGGGCGCGCTCAGTGCTGGGGTGCTACCGATAGACCGCGGGATAGGGAGCGGCTGAGACACTGCGGGCAGCTTTTCGTCCCGGCACCCGCCGGTCGGCTTTCAGGCAATGAATGGTGACGGCGCAGGTCGGAATGGCAAGAAGTGGGACATTTCTGCCGTACCTGTCGGAGCCAATGAACGTCAGCCCATGTGCCACTTACAGACATTTCCAAAAAGGAGGGTTTTCGGGACGGCCACGAGCCCCATTCTCTATTCTCAACGAAAAGCACCTAGTTAAGCGTCGCAGGCCTCAGCGAAGGTCGTGACACTGGTAATCGCTGCCGAGCTTCTTGCACGCGCACGCCATGCGTGGCGCGCCATCGGCGACACGCAACATCCCGTTCACGTTGAAGTTGGCGCGGTCGCCCTACTTCGGACACTGCGGGCCGGGCGCATGATAAAAGACGCCTTTGATCCATCTTCCGACAGCCTGGTGTGCTGGTGGGCACTGGCAAGCTACCCATCCCGCAGGCACGGTGTT